GATTACCATGTTTGTGTTGATTACAGAATACACATTGACCATGCACGTTTGATTCGCTGAATCTTAGATTAGGATAGCTACCAACTGAAAAGTAATGACCGGCATCAAACTTTGCAGTTAATGGTTTATCGCATGAAATACAAGGTTTATTCTTATCTCTTTCACGAATGTACTTATTAAATACAACTTGCAATATTCCGAGCCATTCAGTACGTGTACGAGTATTTTCAATCATTATCTTTTTTTTCTCTTTCCACATTTTCTTTTCAGCTAATACGGATGCGCATTTAAACGAACAAACTATTTGAGTTGTTTTAGAAGGAGTGAAGTCTAAACCACACTCCTTGCATTTTTTTAGCTTAACCTTTTTTTCCATTAAATGATTCAAAATATTGATTAAATAATTCCCTTGCTAACTTAACCTTTTCAGTCATTCTTTCAATTACCTCTTCATTGGCATTTACCCTGTAAATAAATAAACCTAAGTCCGAAATAATACGAGGATCGAAAGAAACGAAATCACACCACTTGCGACCGCTTAATAACATATAGCATTGCATTTGATAATAATATTCAGGCTGTTCACTTAAAAATGTTTCATCGTTTGTTATAAAGCAATGTTTTAAGTGATTAGCACCATTGTAAGGGCATTTTATTTCAATCAACCCATCTTCGCCTACTAAACCATCAGGACTACCTGTTAAACCATCTATTTCGTTTGAATAAAGCATTAAAGATTCCTTAACTTCATTGCCAGTTACGGATGTATAGAATTTCTTAGCAATAGGCTCATTTTCATTACCGAATTCAGTTGCCATGTTATTAACCCCTTGCTTTACTTCACCTGATAGCTTTTCCCAAACTTTCTCTAAGATATAAGTTTCTGCTGTTTTAGATAGCACGTCCTTTTTAGAACGTGCTTCAGTCATTAGCTTCCAGATTTCACTCCCGGTGAAATTACCTTGTCGGTTAATAAACCATTCAGGGCTGTATATTTCAATAGTTGATTCCATTAGATTGACTTTATTAGTTTTGTTTCTACTTCTTGACTAACCTCATATTTTTGCTTTATAGCATCTATTGAACCGCCTTTCATTAAGTACTCAACTGCTTTACCAAAATGTTCTGTATCGGCTTTTAAAATAGGTTTTTGAGTAGGTGTAGTTGCAATAGCTTTGTTAGTTGTGTTTGCATCGTCATCATCAATTTCTAAGGATAAAAGTGAGCAAATGGTATATCTACGAAAGTAAGAAATTGCACTACCTAATTGCTGAGGCTGTAATCCAACTGGCATAGGAATAAAAGATACTATTGAATCTTTGCCATCTGTTATTACAGTTCCTATTCCTCTTTCATCTATTGGCTGAGTAATTAATAAACCAACTTCGCTTAGTATTGGCTTAACTTCGCTTAATACTTGCTTTAATGTAGCGTAAGTATTTTTAAAGTGTGGATTTTTAGCATCCTTTTTAATTACATTGATTTGCTTTTGAAATTCAAGTAATCTTTGTGTTAGTGTTAATTGTTCTGTTGTTTTCATTTTTATTTTTTTTTAGATTTCTTCAAACGTTGTTGTTGGTTTTAATACTTTATATCCTAATAATTTTATATGGTTTATCATTTCATCAATGCTAAGGCTTTTTGTTTCAAATAAATTATTATTACTTGCTTTATTCGTAGCTCTTTTTTTTCTCATTAATTGTATTTTTTCCTGAGCTATTGCATAGATTTCTTCAACGCTCATAGTGTAAAATATATTGGTTTTAATATACTTACCATTTCCAATACGTTCTAAACAACCTGAATAAAATAGATAATAAAAATTCATTTCATGTATTTTTTCAGAATCTAATATTTTTTTCATATTTCTATATGAAATTTCATTTTTACAATTATTGCTTATTAGTATTCTTACTCTTTTTATTTTATCTAATGTTTTCATATAAATTGCTTTGCTTTGTTTCTTACTTCGTTAAATTGTTCCTCTGTGATTTGCTCATAAGCGCATGGATAACTCATTGCAAACTCTGTTATCTTAACGCTAACCTCATTTGACCATAAGCATATTATAGTTGTTTTGTTTTCCTCTATCTTATAATAACGCTCTTTGTCTTTTGTGAATAAAGGTAGTTGCACCTCTATTTCAACCTTTTCTGTTTTTTCTACTGTTACTTTCATTTTTCTTTGTGTTAATTATTAAAATAAATCATCGTGTGAATCAATCCTAAAATCATTTGGCATAAAGTTACCTGTATTAGTGTTTTGCTTAACGTAAGGCTCTTTAAAAGCTACGCTGAAATACTTAACTCCCTTTTGTGATTCTTTTAACCACATACTGATTTGCATTTCTTTTCCGTTTACATTTACCGTTCCTTGATAATCAGGTTGCTTTTCATTTGTCTTTTTAGCATTCTTAAAGATTGCTCCGCTGTTTAGTTTAGTTTCCATGTTTTTGTTTTTTATTGGTTATTGAAAATTCTTTATACGCTGTTTTTGTTTTAGGATTTGTTTTCCATTCCTCATTAACCGTATATCCTTTTTTTCTTATTTCTGATATCATCTTATGTAGGTTAAGAGTTCCGCATCTACATTCTTTTTTAGTGATAGCATAGGCATTTGAGCCATTTACTAACTGACCGCCTAATAATGCGTCAAGTATTGCTTGTTCTTGGGTTTTCATAGTTTAATAAATTTTTAGTTAACATATCCATTTCTAACATTAAGTCATTAATTTTATCAGCAACTTCGCCGGTGAATAAGCCTCTTATATTAAGGTCGTAAAATTCTCCGCATAGTTCTAATAATTCTCTTTCTTTTTGGTTAATTGTAGCCAAAATGTGTTCTGCTCTTTTACTTACCATAGCTTTGTAATTTAGTTTGTTTTTCGGTATAATAGTCACCTATTAATTGAATGATCTTTGAGTTGCAATGTTTACCATTAAGACAATTTGAAATTGTAACTCTATTCGTACTAATCCCTTTTTGCTCCGCCATCTCTATAATGGCTTTTATATCACCGTACTCACGATATAATTGTAGCAGTTTTTCAATGTTTTGTGTTATTACCATATTGTTTAATTTTCTACAAATATATATAAAATATTAATACAATAACAAAATAATAAAAAATAAATTATAACTAATTGAAAATCAAATCAATTATTTTTTACTTTTGTTTTATGATTACAATTAATCGAGATAAATACATTTTACTTCTATCTTACAACCCTTGTGAAATATTCGATTACTTCAATGTAAATGAATTACATGGACTTAATAAAGTTGATTGTGAAAACCACACAAACAATACCGAACAGGCTTATATTGCTGGTTTATGTAATTTAGGGACTTATATTCCATGAATTAATGCACCTTTCTTTTTGGGTGCATAATTATAACATTGAACTTGAAGAGGAAATAATAACCTACGCTGAAACTGAAAGCTACGAGGTTGTAAGATTAGTTTATGACCTTATTTAATTAGCTTGTCGATTTGACTTTGTTTTTGTGCTGAACCCTGACTGCTACCAAAATAGTAACTAACCACTTGAGTACATACAGCACTTAAAACTCCCAATACGTAAATAATAATATCCTTTTCATTTCCTACTTGTTTGAACATTAAAATGTAAAATAATATAAAAGTTAAGGCTACAACTGATAAAGCAAGTATTGGAGTAACTATCTTATTAATTAATGGTGCTTTGTCTGCAACTGCAATTTGAATTTCACGATTTCTCGCTGATTCCATTTCCTTTTGCTGAATTTCAAGTTGCTTTGTAGCTTCTTGTTCCATTACTTCTAAATGACTATTAATCACTTTTTGAAGTTCAAGTTGTGCTTCTGCTTTTTCCTCTTTTGTTTGAACAAACTTGTCAACTACATTGGAAACGCTATCTATTACTTGACTTGCGCCACCTGTAAATATTTTTTGGAAAATGTTTGGCATTGTATTATATTTGTGGACGTTCTTTTTTCTTTGTGTTAAAATTAATTAGTTAGAGAGCCTTGTTATTTATAGCAAGGCTTTTTTTATAATACTACATAACCTTTATCAAACTTTAATTGTTGTAGTTGTTTTATTGATTTACCAAATGCTTTTTGAAAGTGTGGTTTATCAACAAACTTCCAATCTCCGCCCCATTCCCAACCATACATCTTAAATATCTTAACTACTTCAATCCAATCTGCAATCCCATCCCCATCAAAGTCAACATTAGTTTCCCATGATGCTGATTCAAAAGTTCCATTACCATCTTTATCTAATAACAAAACAATATCAATAGCAAGGCCATAATTATGCATAGATTCGCCACCTTTTGCATTTGTTACTATTGCACCCGGCTTTGTTCTACCTTGAGCGTATAAAGCATTCTGCTCTTCAATAGTTCTTAATGTATGAGAAAACCTGCATATAGCTTTACCTTTTAGAGCTTCTTGAATATCATTATAAATAGACTTAGCTTCATCTCTAAGTTTAGGATGCAATGATTCTATTTTAGAAATGGTTATTTTATCTTCCATTTACTAAGCTTTTTTTAATCTTATAATTTCAGGTAAAATAGCATCACTCATGCGCTCTTGCTCTTTCTCTTGAATTTTATCCTCTTCTAAACACTTATATAATTTGTGTTCTAAGGTTGCTACTCTATAATTTGTATGAAATAACCAAGCTACCAAAACTGCTGTAGCTCCGTATTTTTTTATAAGTTCTAAAAAATCTTTCATTGTTAATTATTTGGTGGTGTGTATTGGCTTAATGGTATTTGTAATAAATATGCGTATTCTGTTTTAGCAATATCAATTTCATCTTGTTCACTTAAAAATAAAAAGTAAACTCCATTTATATCTTGAACGAAATTAAAAAAAGTATCACTATCAATGAATACACCTTG